TTTAACCTTAGTGATAACTGTCTGATAAATATCAGCAGGTTTATCTTGTGGGGTAAGGTTAACCTCCTTTCCTGTAGCCTCACAACGTAGTGCCATGCCAAAGTTTTGCAACCCGGAGCAACTCCCATCTAAGGCAACTGGAATGTGAGAGACAAATGAAATGCCCTCTTCAAGATACCCTACCCACTCACGGCAAGCTTGAAGGAATAGGAAAGGTTTATCAGCTTCACACCACCACCTATTTTCCATAGGGTCAGCAACAACTGCCTTAATATCCTCATTGTGCATATAAGTCCATAACTCTCTGGTTTCAAAGTCTTGCTTATCAAAGCCAAAGACATTAGCGACATGAATAGCTAACCACGTTGCCCCTCTCTCTCCCACTTCCTCACCCTCACTAAAGCGCAATAATGCCTTGGTGAAGTCTGCACCCTGTGGGTTTAATGACGGTACAGCGTACATTCTGCCTCGAAAGTCTAAAGTCCAAGGCATATACACTTTAGGATACTTAGCAAACTGTCTCGCTTCCTTCAAACGTGCTAATAAGGCACACCGCTTTGATGCAATAGCTGTATTTTCTTCATGAACTTTAGCGGCCTTCCTTCTCCACTGCAAACGAGAGTCAGCATTGGTGTCGATGTCATCAGGTTTAATTGGCATTGGAAGTGGTGAGATGGGGGGTAGACCTCCTAACTCGCTATCTGTCTCAGCCAAAGCCTCCAGTAATTCCAGAGTTTTTTCATCTATCTTCCATGCTACGTTCTGCACCTGATTGATGGCTTTATAAACTAACGGCATCTCACAGTTATCTAAATCTTCTAGGTACTGGCGCATACCCTTACGGTTAACTGCCCCTTGCTTGACTAAAGTAATGGGGCGTAGATAGTCCGTCAGATAGCCCCCTGACGAGGAGTTAGTCCATTCTAGTGGGGGACGTATCATTAACGTGTAATTGGGTTGTAAGAGTGCGCTGTGTTCGCCACATTCCTTGATCCATTTCATGGTCTTGGGCGTAGCTTTCAGTTTAGTAGAAGTCTTCCTATTTCCTCGCTGAAAAGTGCTTTGCTTAACACAATCGACTAAGCCCACTTTGCCTACGATCAACTCAATCATCACCTTACCAATGATAAATCTTTCCTGCTTAGTCCACTCCTTCCATTCAATACCATCCTTATCGGCAATGTACTTAGCGGTACGGACTTTACGGTGAAGTTGCCCTTTACGCTTAATCGCAGACGTAATCCTATTGAATGAGGACTTCTCGTCCTTCTCTATGTGACGCATAGTAATCTCGTCTTCAACTGCCTGACCTATCTTTTCTGCAACATAAGAGACTAAGGCAGAACCTGAGATGGTGTTGATGACAACTTTAAGTGCCAGAAAAGAGACAGTCTCGCTGTCGATGACATCTTTGAGAAGATAGTACGCTTGAGATTTTCTCTTCTTATTATTGGCTTGTGCGTCAAACCAAGCTTCAAGAAATGAGGATAGTTCCTCTGACTTAGCATCTACTATTCGCCTACCATAGGTTGTATCTGCTTCCCGATTGAATTGAACTGCTTTAGTCAACTGGCTTAACACTTTATTCTGAGCAGTTAGGTCTGCCGTACGTTCAATTAAAGCTTGTTCATAGTCTATATCACTTAAAGTGTTTAAGATATTGTCTGCTTTCTTGGATGGATGGTGGGGTAGTAACATAGTTCACTCTCCTTTGTTTTGGGAACTTTAGGTTTACTTAAAGTAAAGCTTGGGTATCGGTTCACCCTTAAAGGTGTCCGTTAACTTTTCACTTAAAGGTGTCCGTTAACTTTTATTTGTCAATATATCGTCAAACAAGCGTTAACAATGTATTATATACTCTCTTTGGTTTCTTTTGTGTCACCAAAAAAGCACCGATAAGTGCTTGATTCGTAAGTTGAAGTTGCTAATGTGGTGAATGGTTCATTCGATGTGGTATATCCACTCCCTGCGTACCTAAAACCAGCGCGTCTACCAATTCCGCCACATTCGCATTTGTAAATCAACAACTTACGTTTTTACTACTTGTCACTTTTTGTCAAATCCGTCACTTTTTGTCACTTTTTTGTCAAATTCACGCTGCTCATTCAAGGCATCAACTGCCCTCAATTTCATCTCAGGATTGAAGTGCATATATTTCAGAGTTGTCTTGATGTCAGAGTGACCTAACCAATCTTGAATAACTCGCACATTGACATTTCCATTCACTAAGCGTGTCGCACAGGTGTGACGTAATGTGTGAACACTTATTGTATCATCATCTGGGAATCCTGCACTCTTTTTTGCTTCCCGAAATGCCATTCCTGTCCAAGATTTCGATACTCCTTTCAGGACTTTTCCGTTCAAACCGGAGATTTGAAGTGTCAATAATGCCCTCTTTGCCCTCTTCGATAGTGGAATTGAGCGGGTCTTCTTGCTCTTTGATCCAGTACCCCATATATAGAGTATGTCATCTTCTACATCTTTCCAGAGCAGATTAAAACCCTCAGATAACCTCATTCCTGTTTCAGCCAACAAGATGTAGAAGAGTTTTAGATCGGGATTGCTAACTTTGTCTAATATTCGCCCCTCTTCCTCATACGATAGCCACCTAATTCTGCCCTCTTCCTCTTTATATAGTGGTATGACGGGCATCTTCTTGATGTGTCCCTCATTCAGACAATGCTTCATAAGGACACGGACATTGCTCAATCTTTTGTTCAGCGTACAGTCACTATTGCCCCTGTCTGTCCGGAGATGGTGAGCATAATCAGCTATGATAGTAGAACTGATATTACTTACTCTTCTCTCCCTACCAACGAAGTCTAAGAATAAGCGTAATGATAATTCAACTGTCTCGACCTGCCCCCCATTCGCCCATTTATCTCGGAAGATACGGTTAGCTACCTCTTCAATGGAAGGCACTCTGGCAATCTTATTCTCCCCCTTATCTGGGGGCATTTCTCCAAGGCGCAGGGAATCTAGGATTTGGTTCTCCCGAATCCTCGCATCATTCTCATTCGCATACGTCTCTCGGAAAACAGTACCTTTCCTACGGACATCGACTTGCCATGTGTGACTCTTAGTCGCTCTAACTGTCAATTAATCACCCCCACTCACAACTGCCTCTAATTCCTTTACCAATCTTTCACCCTTACCTGTCAATTGAAGATGCCGTCTTCGTGAGTCCTGAACATCTAATATTTGCTCAACCAGACCATATCCATCACGCTCCTTATTAGCTACTACTGTCAGTATCCGTACATTTCTAGCGACAGATTGAGGTGCTTGCGGCAACCATCGACATAACTCTGTGACTGTGGTTGGTTGCCGTTTAGCTACCTGCATCAATGTCTCAATCTGTTGTAAAGGCATTTCAGTATTGTGTGACTTAAAGACCTCTAGAATCTCCAACACTTTATCAATTGCCATTACCATCTTCCTCTCCTCCTGTAAAATAATAGTTCGTGAAACGTCCTGTGCCGTCAACCTGATCTTCCTTATTATAATGCATCATCATTTTCTCCGCAGTCTTTTCCCAGTTAATTACAAGATCATCGGGTAATTTCCCAATGACAGTTTTAACGAAAGCAACATCATCCGTATGCTTTCCACAATAAATCCTTTCCATATCCCTTATATCTCCTGTTCATTTAGAGGTGTGTAAGTTCTTGTTTGCGCTTATATACACATGGGGAGTTTACCCGAATAAACTACAGAGGTATACAAGAAACCCAAAATAAAACTGGACCCTGTACCATAGTACAGAGTGTATTATATTGCGCCCTATTTTAGTGCGCTAAAAATATGCTCAATGGTGGCAACATTAAATCCATTGCCTAGCATCTTGTATTTCTGCGTGTTACTTAGTTTAGGTACATCTAAATAGCTTGGATCAATGGTTTGTAATCTTGCACATTCACTCGGTGTCAGCTTCCGATACCGTTGTTCATTAAGGGCAATCTTAGGCTCTCTATGACCCCCTGACATGGTGGTTAGGGTTGGTGCTTTACCATCAACTGCATACACTCTTTTGATGCTGTCATGCCCATTCAGATCAGCTTCACCAACGTGCGCTAAACCATCCTTGCTGAAGACTAATTGTCTCCGGCATTTCTCAAAGTAGGACTTTAAGTTCCCCCCTTTCCAGTAGTTTGCGTCTAGACAATAAGACTTATCCCGATCCACAAACCATGCCTCCTTATCATCTAGAATTGAGGACAATAATATCCCCCGATCCTTTGGTTGCGTGACCTCTAGGTTAGTCCAATAGTATCTAACTCGATTCTGTGCGCTGACTAAAGCACTATTTATCTCTATTGGGGATTGCCCGAATAAGGTAGACAAGAAGATCATATTCTCCCTCTTCATTTTCACGTTTTCAAATAGGAACTTGATGTCTGGATTAGCCTGTTTAGCGTGTTCAAAGATGTCAACTAGGTCAAAGACTAATGCACCTCTAGGGTCATCAACACCTGCTTGATAACCTGCAATTGACCATGCCTGACATGGGAATCCTGCTACCAGTAGGTCTACTGTAGCCCAATCTATATCCCATGTGCGCCAAGCTTTCATATCTCCCAATTGCTCTGTGTCTGGGAAGTTATGTTGAGTCACGCTAATTGCATAAGGATCGACCTCACTTGCCAAGTAACGCTTTGGTTTAATCCCCATGTTATTTAAGGCAACTTGAGTGCCGGACATTCCATCACATATGCTCATTACCACTTCTACTTCTTTATTCATTTCTGCTCCTGATATTGCAACTGATTACGTTTATTTATAGGCACAGCTATAGTGCTATTCCATCGGTTAGATCATCCAAGACATCATCAATAGCCTGTCGACAGATGGGATATGGTAGATACTCACTATCGGTATAAGATGCCAAGGTCACACCATGACTCAGCTTTTCGATAACCACCTCCCCATCCGTCCACTTTTTGAGCGACCGATTGACCCCATCTTCATCACGGTGACGTTGCCCTGTGAAAAAGGATGCTACTTCACCCCATGTTCTTAATTTCATCATGTTCATATTAATCTCCAAATATTGGTGTCCATTTAATAGGTTCTGCTTTAGGTAATCTCATTACCCAACCATGCCCCTTACTCCAAGACATGACATGGAGTCCATCAATATAGAAGCAGGTCACTCTCTGCCCTTGATCTGAATGAGGGACACATCCTAAAACGGTAGATCTGCTCAATTTCCCTCTACCCTCAAAGATTGCGATAAACTTAGCTTCAAAGGCTTTTAAGGTGGTCTTACGCTTATGAAAACCCTCTACTCTAGGGTAAAAGACTGACAATCTTTCCATGCGCTCCTGATACTCTCTCATTTCATCTTCATTCTCCTCTCTTAAATCGTCATCCTCATGCAGACACTCAGTACACATATAGCCAACATAATGGGGACTGTTAACATCATCCTGTTTATCTGCCGGAATACGATTCACGAATAACCCAGAACCCCAAGCTGTATCACGCAAACAATGTACGCATAAATCGCCTAAATCAATTGTTTCTGTCATCTCTATTCTCCTATACATTAAAATAAATGCCCTCAGTTATGCTTATGGTAACGCATTACATGGTATTGTCAAACCTTTTCAAACCTAAACTGTCCTTTATTCGGTGTGGTAGGTATAGGCGCATCGTATTGCCTAACACCTGAGACTACCCACCCATACCGCCCATTTTTATAATGGTCTATGTGGAAGTCATCACCTTTATTAATCAGGTGTAAATGGACATCCTCATTGAACATTAGAGCATCGGTATACTTTTTAGAATCACTAAACTTTACTTCCCCAATTAACGCCCCTGTTAATGGCTCATATATAGCTACCCATTCACCCTTATAACGCTCTGGTAATGAGTGGGATGCTGTCTCTATGGTCTTATCACCTTTTAGGATCATGCCCCCGTAAGGTGCGTGTATTAATACCCTGTTTTTCATCTTCATTCATCTCCATTCTCATTAACGTGCGCCACTACTATCATACTATCATAGGAATAGAGGACACTTAATGCCCTCCATTTCTATAGTATATGCCTATTTTATACGATTGTTTTCTACTGCAATTGACATCTTCAAATCACACGCCCGTTCCTGTAATTGAGCCAATTCCCATTCACGAAGATCATACTTATCAGCTTTTGCGATCATGTATAACACCCTAGCTAACTCTTGTTTTAATGTCATGTTATGCCCCTATAGTAATAATAATAAATGTGTATAAAATAATCGGTGATATCCCTATTAAAAGAAACAGGATCGTTTCTAATGGCGTTTCTTTCTTAACTGGTGTATTACCCTTCAGTTCAAGGTAATCCTTTAACATAGCGTTTGTATGGCGTTTAGTATGATACATAGTTTTAATCCTTTTTAAGTTTATATTCGTTTAACTGTTTGTGTTTCTTTTACGCAAAAGCTTTTGCGCCTATGCCATGTACATCAATTACAATATTACTTCGCATTGGTCTGTCACCTTTCAGCCCTTTACACGCACCGCAATCAGCGCACGATAAACCGACTGTAGTTGATGGACAAACCACTTCATTATCTAACTTTAAATCATCCGCCTTTTTAACTCTAAAGGTGCGCCAGCCCATAGAGACAGCTTGTTTATACTCTGTCTCATTATCAGCACTGGCCATAGTCAAATACTTTAAAGCATCATTAGCTTTATTCTTCCATTGATGGGTATAGCCAGTTGTTGTATTGGATCGACTTGTAAGCTTTTGCCATACGCTAACAGGTACAGCACTTGGATCCCCATATGCCCCTATGCGTACATTTCTATCCGCCCCTATAGTGCTAATATCTGCACTTGTCATATCATCATAAGACCCACGTTTATAAGCATTAAAGATACTGGTAGGTGCTTGGAATACAGTCACATAACAGGTACGCCCCTTGACTTTACCGTCAATCAATACGCCCCTATGTTTACAATCACCGCAAATAGAATAATCCGCCCCTGTTTTAACCGCTTCGTATGGCTTCATATCATCTAATAAAACCCATGTTTGTACCATGTCGCCTGTTTTAATATTACTACTCTTATTCGTGATCCCTGTAGCTATAACAACTATATTTTGTCCATCAATTGATGATTGACCCTTGTAGATTATAGCACCGTTAGACTGTTTCATAATTACGCCCCTATTAAGTTTATATTCGTTTAACTGTTTGTGTTTCTATTAGTATATAAGATTAGCCTTAAAAGCTTGTTTAAGTTGTCTCTCTTTTCTAATCAACTTTTTAAGTTGTAGTTTTTTTAATTGTTTAGCTTTCATCTTATGCCCCTTCGTTAGATTCAAGTTAACGTTAACACATTCGAGAATAAAGTCAAAGTTAAATTAATAAGCGTACACCTTATATACAATGAAAAAACAGCAGGTTTAATTGAGATCCTAGTTTAATGTAATACTTTAAGTTGATGGTGTAAGTTATTGATTGTTACTTGATGGAAAACTACAGGGCATTTAAAACACATAAGGAGAACGAATAGAGAACTCGCCGGGTTACCTTATATAAATCAATAACTTAGCACCATGCCGGTTATAATAACCACTAAGTTTCCTTTATAAATCAATGGCTTAGGCGCTTTGATTGACGATTGATTGACGATTGATTGACAAAAAGTGATAAACACGCTCGACCACACAGCCACCCCCTATGGGGGCAGCTGCGGCCCGGTCTTAATCAAATACCCACTTAGATTTTTCTATAGAAAACAATGCGTAAACTCCTTGTCGGGTAAGTTCCACGGAGGCTACAAGAGCCACCCTGCACGAATAATCTGCCCACTGCTTACTATTAGGTACTTTAGGTCTTACTTTAGGTCTTACTTTAGGTCTTACTTTAGGTCTTACTTTAGGTCTTACTTTAGGTCTTACTTTAGTATTACATTAGCTTAACTTTAGTATTACATTAGCTTACTTACTAATATGGAATATGGAGGGGTGGTATAGAGTACCTCTATAGCTTACTTATAGTATCTATAGTTATAGTATAACCCCGGGGGGGGGGTTCTCTTTACCCCTACAGGTGTCCGTTAACTTTCTGTCTCACCTTAGTTAACTTTTTACCTACCTCTGGTGCTGAATCCTAGTCATGTCAACTAAGGGAAACTCCGTCAGACAATGAGGGCAACGCACCGTCTGCTTGGAGTAGAAACGGACAAAGCTACCCCTCCTCCCCTCACCACAGGGGCATTTAAAATCAAATATCTCTACATCCGTAAGTGTGTGGCTCATGGTGTCCTTAGCCATAAGCCTCCACAAAGTCTAGGAGTTGTCCCTTAGACAACGCCCCCACCTTAGTACCAGATATCTCACCATCCTTATATAGGACAAGTGTAGGGACTCCTCGTACCCTTAGATTAACAGCAACTTCCGGAGCATGGTCTATGTTCAACTTCAACACCTCAATCCCTTCTTCCGTCTCCACCTCATCTAAGAGTGGACTCAATTTCTTACATGGGGCGCACCAAGGGGCGTAGAAGTCCACTAAGACCCTCTTCCCTGATTGCACCACCTCACCCTCAAACTCTTCCACCGTCATGAATCGTTGCTCACTTCCTGCCATAGAATCCCCTATAATAAATATCCTGATGCAGTAGACTTATTTGTCCTACCTGCATTGTTCATGAACTTCTCTAAGGCCATATCTAACTGCTCTGCCTTATAATCGTCTGCTATCCTCTTGCTATCGGCATCCATGACCTCAACCCAGTAAGCAACTGCCATAGCAACTGCCTCTAGTCTATCGTCATGCGCTAATGCCCCTCTCTCACTGGTGATCCGTGTCATCTGGTAGAAGAGGGAGTACTTCATGCTCTTAGTATCCTTCGCCACATCATAGTCATCTAGGATCACCTGAGTATCCACAACGAGTTTATGTTGCATCATCACAGGTTCAAGGGTATCAATGACCCTCCTCTCCTTCTGAGTATTATGTCTAACCCCAACACCCTTAGTCTGGGCGTTAAGTGGGACAGGGTACAAGCGTGTAAGGTAGGGAGATAACAACTTATCGAACATACCATCCCCGAAGTTCCTCTCAGTAATTACCTCAGTCACTTGATGTCTCTTAGCTACTAATGCTAAGTGATTCAATGTCTTCTCATCGTAACCACCTACCAGACCTCCTGCCTCTACTAAGAATAGGAAACCATTGAGGTACTTAATGACAGCGTATGCTGTCTCATCCTTCCCCATACCAGATGGGTCTATAGCGAGGACTCCCCCACTAGGCTTCCCCTGAGTCTCTGAAGTCCAGAAAGGACGGTAGTACTTATCCCCATCCATCCCGATTACAGGGACATCCTGTACCACTAGATCACCTTTAGTCCCCCATGAGAGATCAGCAGGTAACTTATTACTGGTAGCACAGTCCATCACCATCAAATCCTTTAACTTTAATGGGTACTTTTCAGCATCCGATAAGGAGGTGTCTAACATGAACTGTAAGGCGAAACCTGCCTTGCCATAGGTTACCTCTCGTCTGATTAAATCATCGTCTGAGAAGCGTGTAGGCTCGGTAGAATAGCCTATTACAGAGGGGTCTTTAGCTACTATGTTACTAATGTAAGGGGCAATGGTATCATTGTACTTCCTCTCGCTGTCCTTACTTAGGTAACGTGCTGTCCATACCCTAGCATCGTACCCCCTCTCCTGCATCTTGTTGTATAAAGACATCTCACATTGGGGTGTCCCAAGGAAGATGATCCTTGCGTGTTCATCAGGTTTTAAAATAGCTTCAAACTCCTTTACCAGTTCAAACAATCTGTCCCTCATTGTCTGCGTTAAACTGGTATTAGGTGTCTCCACATCGTCTGCAATGATTATGTCTGCACGACTCCCAGTTAACTGCCCTGTTATACCAACACTCTTCACAGAGGGGCTATGATCTGTCCTAGCCGGAGCGACATCAAAGCTGATCTTACTGTCCCTCTGCTTCTTAGTAGGAATGAGGTGTTGTAGTATTGGAACTTCATCAATTAATCGTCTAGTGAAGGTGGAGAAGGCATCTGCTCTCTCCTTACTCGCTGAGACAATCATAATCTTCCGCTGAGGATTGTTTAATAGTATCCATAAGGCGAAAGCTGATGTAATCCAAGACTTCCCTATACCCCGAAAAGCTGCAATAACGACCCTACTCTCTCCGTGTTGGAGGTAGTTAGCCATGTCATACTGTATCGGGGTAGGATTGGGTAGATTTAAGTGCTTCCAGACGATGAAAAGAAAGACCCGAAAGTCCTTCTTTACTTCCCCCAACATCTGGGTATTTCTTATATTTACTTTAGCTACTGGGGATGCCCTTGTAACTGTCAATGTTTAGACCAATGGTTATCCCCACCTTCAAAGATAGGGAGGGTATCATGTAGATCAGATAACCCTTCATCCTTCTCTATGTCTATGGCTATCTCATTGTCCTTCAGGAGTTGTCTTGCTACGTTGAACTCACTAGCAGATGCTTCACCACTCTCAATCCTTTGTAGGAGTTGTTTTACGGTTTCTACCTGTAAACTGAGCATTAAGTCTTTTAAGTCTGGCATTTCTCTCTTTCCCTTTAGCTTCTGTTCCGTCTTCCTTCCTAACTATTTCCTCACCGGATGCTCTAAACTCCCTCTGTATATTGAGATTGTCTGATATGGCGTAGATGATAAGAGCATCATTAGTGAACGAGTATGTGTCCTCTTTGAACATTAGTTTATTCTCAAAGAGGTTATCTATTAACTTTTCTTTATCTGTCATTTGTTCCTACTTCTATTGGCAGCCTTACTCTGAATCCTCAGATTCTTGGCTGAGTTATTGAGGGGGTTTCTGTCTCTATGGTCTACATCTTTACCGTCACCCTTAGAGGCCGCACCTGTTTTTATCTTATAACGTCTGGCCGAATTCCTAGCTGCTCTCCTCTTCTTTTGTTCGGGAGAACTGTGGTAATTCTGGTACTCAGCCTTGTAATCTCTACCCATATGCTTCACCTGTCTGTACTTGATTTAGATGATCCGCAGAGGATACCTTTCCTGTCCAATCTTTACCTACCGAAGAGGGTTTAACCCCATTCAGCCAATGCTGAACAGAGATGAACATACCACCCTCTTTCCCGGCATCTGCCCAATGTAGGTGGTCAGGTTTCACCCGAATGAAAGAACCAGTTTTTGAGGCTATATCATCGTATATTTCCTTATGCTCTGGTATTAATTGCTCCGCAACTTCGTGATAAAAAGACATCCCCTGTAACTGGACTTCATAGGAATCTACGTTGTCATGAGCGTGGGGAGGGATGTGGAAATTGGGTGTTACCATAAACAGTTCAACTTGGAATTGTCCTTCACGATAGAGGACAGAACCAAATACTCCCGGAGAATAAATTGCTACAAAGTTATCTGAGGGAGGTTGGAGTAAAGGTCTTTCTGCGAAGAAGCGGTGCATGAAGGTTGATAATTCATCGTGTGGATGACATTGATCGGGGTCGTGGAGATTACCAGAGTCTAGGATGTCTAGAGTAGTGCCTTCACTCATCCTTGGATGCATCGCCTGTCAACATACCAATAACCCCTGATCCGGCAATGGTTGCTGCTACAATCTGGTTTGAAAGTTCTGGTTCTATGGTCAAGCCACAAGCACCTAAGAAGAGTATAAGACCTCGGATTGTGCTTGCTTCGCTTAATCTTGCTAATATATATTTGAACATTAATTTTCCTCTACGGTAATATAGTTGGGTGTTTTTGGATGTGGGGGCTGAATACCCCCTTTCGGGAATATCTAGTTGCTACTCTGCAACTCTCGTAATTCACGCAGATACCTCTCTACCTTTGCTCTATCGAGCGGTGTTCGTGCTGAGTTGGGAACACTTTGGAGGTCAAATAACTCATCCTCTATTGACCTCACTCTCATGTCCACGAAGGCTGTGTGTTGATCCATTCTTAACTCTTCTAGGTCAGTAGCAGAGGCGTATCGCCCATCTGCAAACAAGAGTAATCCAACACTCATTGTCACTATACTGACAACGCTACTCATAATAGTTATGAGTGTTATTGTTCCTTTTTCCATTCATGCGTTCCTCGTGTGGTGGTTATTATTAAATTGCCGCAATGTAGACTGTTCTGTCTGGTAACATTGGACTGCCGCTACTACCATACATTAGATAAGCTATTCTGAGTTTCTCAGTACCGTCAAAGTTATAAGGGTAATATGACCTACACACCTGTATATCTTTATGTACGGTAGGGCTAGATGTCTCAGGGAATAAAAAGAACGTGCCTGTTATCTGAGGGAGAACGTGTTCCCCTGCTGTACCTAAAGGCATAGGAGCAGGGGCACCTGTTGTGGGGTCTGAGTAAACACCATCTAATCCTATACCGTCGTAAGCACCTGTTGGGCTAGAGGTTGTGTTACTTGCCCTAGACCAAAAGGGGGCAGTGCCACCAGACGCATTGCCCGGTAATGCATAGGCATAATTAAGGTTTGATGCCTCCGTAGGGGTTCTGTTTAATACGGTGGTAGTAATATCCCCAACCCAAGTAGTATCAGCAGGTCGCCTAAAATCTGAAAGGGGGAAGGAGTGAAGTAAAGTTGTTCCATCATTGCTCACAACCTGTATCGCTCCTACAGCAACGTCACTATAGTAAGCAGTGGTTGATGTAACTTGGTTAGCTAAATAAACCCTCCTTGAACCGGAGAACCCACCCATAGGCACTTCAGCTACATGGTAATTTGCAGTGGAACTTGTAGGGACGGCTATCTCACTATGGAAATACTGCCCAAAAGATATGAAAGTATCACCAACTCCGGGAGGTGGGGGTTCGACATTAAGAATAGTAATAGACTGTGTAGTACCTAATACTTTATTAGTGGCAGGGTCTGTCACCTGAAAGACCACAGTCTCTGTAGCTTCAGGGTGTATAATATCTAGTTTAACTCCTATTGATATAGACCCAACACCACTACTCATAGTAACAGTACCACTGGAGGGAGTAAAATCAGCACTACCTGCTGTGCCTGATTGGATAGACCAATTCAGAGTCACGGGGTTGTGTCGGGAATCGGTTACTGTAAGGTTTATTGTTTCAGCCTCGGAGTATATTGTGGTTGGGTGAGTTATGCCTACATTGAAAGAGCGAGGGTACTCCCCTCCATTCCACTTATGATTGAAAACCTCCGTAATATTCCTCACACCCCCTGCTGTGGTGTAATCGACAGGAGGAACGTAACCAATGAAGCCGCTATTAGACATCGCTAATTACCTCATAACTAATGAGTAGCTTTATAGAACTAAAGGCTGAAGCGTTAGCGAGAATACTCCACCCCTCTTCAAGGTAAACTGGAGTGTCCTTCCCTACAACCACAAGGGATGAATCAGCAGGTACAGTAATTGTCGATGCTAGAACACCTGCAAAACCTACTTCATTCGCAACAGTGACAGTAACATCCCTGTCTGTACTACCTGTGATGTTTGCCGCAATAATAGAGTTTATTTTAAAGAGGGCATTACTCGCTGATGCATTAGACAGAATTGAAGTGCTATTACTACTCAACTCTAATACTTTTGTCTTACCGTATATACTTGTTACATTTACTAAATTGGGGTTAGCCATATTGTTTCCTTATCCAAAAATCATTGCCATTGCTATGGCTTTTCCTGTGGAGATTCCCCCACTACCTCCACCACCACTTGCTACTAATGAAGCTAAGAAGTCAGCTTCAGTTCCAGTGTTCCCTGCCGCAATCCAAATATCGTAAGCTGAAGCACCATCAGCAGGTTGAGTGAAGTCTGTCCCTACTACTGGTGTTGCTCCTTTTAAGTCTACTGCTGCCTCACTGTTGATAATTAAGGCAGTAGGTGTAGTGGCATCCC